GAAACAAACGTAGCTATTAAAGTTGATACAGATGTAATCAATGCTACAGGTGCTGGTAACACAATTACAGGTTTAGTAGCTTCTGTAAACGCATTTACTCCAGTTGCTAGTGGAATTTCAGATGCTAACATTTACGATTTACTTGTAAAAGTATCAGAGGCTATCACTTTGACAGGGGGTTCTAAATACACTCCTAACTTTGCGGTTATGAATATTTCTGACATCAATAAAATGAAATTGAAAAAAGACGCCAACGAAAACTATATGATACCTCCTTTTGTTTCAAGAGATGGTTCAAATGTAGCTGGAATTACAGTTATCGAGTGTAATGCTGTTACAGCTAACACAATGGTAGTTGGTGATAATCGTTTTGCTAGAATCTACGAAAAAGCGGGTATTGAAATTTCTAAAGGTTATTCAGGAACTCAATTTGTAGAGGATGAAATGACTTTGAAAGCAAGAAAACGTTTAGCTTTCTTAATTAGAGCTGCTGATAAAGGTGGTTTTGCAAAAGTAACTTCTATTAGCGCAGCGTTAACAACTTTAGCAACGTAATATGAAAGTTGAAGTTGTTTTTACAGAAGACTTCGCTACTAAAAAGAAAGGCGATAATTGGCTTTGTGATAAACAACTCGCAAGTCAATTAGTTCACGTTGATAAAGTAGCAAAATATACAGAAGAAAAAGCTAAAGAAGTTAAATCTAAAAAAGAAAAATAATGCCTCAAATAATTGATGTAACATACTTTCAAAAAGCTAATGAATTAAACATTCCTTTGAGTGTCGAAATGGTAGTTGCTAATCCTAGCTTACAAACTCCAAACACACAGCAGGAGTTAACTTTGTTATGTCAGAAAGTAGAAAAGTCAATTTTATTGAATGCATTAGGTTTAACAACTTACAATGAACTTCAATTAGCGTTAGCGGATATTGATGATCCGCTATACGCTTCTTATAAAAAGTTGGTACAAGGGGACGAGTACGATGATAAAGTTTGGAATGGTTTGAATTATGATTATTCTTTGATTGCTTATCGAATATTGGAACAGTTTTTAGTTCAATCAAACGAACGATTAACAGGAGTTGGCAACACACAAGGCAACCCAGAGAAATCAGTATTAATAAGTCCTAAATACAAAATAGCTAATGCAAACGCAAACTTTATTAAACAATATCAAGGCGTTTATTTACACGAGCCTATTATCGATGGCGTTTTTATTGATTGGTTTGGTAATCAGGATAGTATTAATGTAAGTCTATATAAGTATTTGCTAGACAAAGCAGCTGATTTTCCTGATGTAGAGATGGCTAAATTTTTGATTTACGAACCGCAAAACTCATTTGGAATATGATAGTTTTTGAAGACCAATTAGCGAGATTAGTTGAAGTATTACCTAGCATTACAGTTGGAAGTATTTCATCTTCTATTAAGTTTGATTGGGGCACTGAAACTGTTTTGGCAAATTATCTTACTTTGAATGGCAAATTAAGCTTTCCTTTGATTTGGCTTGTTGAAGGTCAAGACAAGAATGATTTAAGAGAACCAAGCGTACAAAGAAATGCTAGAATAGTAATCTTACACGAAAGTCAAGCACCAACTGAGTTTAATCCTTACCAACACGAATACGATTACAAATTGATATTACAACCTATATGCGACAATTTATTAAAAGCATTTCAGCAAAGCGGAATAAGTAGAATAAACGATAATAATTTTAATTCACAAAGGGTAAAAAATTACTCAATGCGTGAAGTAGATAAAAGTTTAGTTTACGTCTGTAATGCGATTGTTTTAGACATAGATTTAACATTTAGCGGAGTATCAAGTTGTGTTCAACAAATAGATTTTAACAATTAAAAAATAAAAAATTATGGTTTTAATAAATCAAAAAAATTGTAATAATACCATTAAGAACTTAGGAGTTCCAGATTGTATTATAAACAACGGTAGAATAACAGGTATGATTGCCGTTGCTCCTGATTGGACAATCGACACAACAAGCGGAACAATCGACCAAACTACTGTTAACGACCTTATTCAAGATGGTACATTTATACCAATACTTGGAGCGGTTGAAGTAGTGAATGGTACACCAGAGCCAACTACAGAGGAATATCAAGGAGGCATTATGTCAGTAGGTCGTAACGGACTACCAATGTTTACTTTCAAATTCATTAAAGGTTGGGCGTATGCACGAGCGTTGTATTCTTTAAATAGTTTCCAATCTTACAAAGTTCTTTTAGTTTTTGAAGACGGAAGCATTGCTGGTACTGTTGATGGCACTACATTCAGTGGATATTCATTAGGAATGTTAAACACAAACACTTACTTCCACACTGATGGCTCGGTAAGCGGTTATGTAAACACCGTTATTCAGTTGACTAGTCAAGATGAATACAATCTGAATACTGCTGTTATTGATAGAAGTACTTTAGGATTTAATGCTAACGGATTATTCCCTATTACATCAATAATCATGACAGGACGTGCGGATGTAGCAACTAATACGGTATTTTTCAAAGCTAAATTTGAAATGAACCAAGCGAGTAACTTAGGGGGCATTGCAATTGCAAATCTTAAAAGCTTTGTAAATGGCGTAGCTGATACGATTGTAGCATTATCATTAACTTACAATCCAAGTACAGAAGAATGGAGTTATGAACCAACCGCAACGCTTACAACAAGTGATACTGTAGTAGTACAATTGTACGATGCTACAAATTCAATTGCGGTGGCTAAAATAGGAGTTAAGTACTATGTTGGAGCGACTGCAAGTATTACGCCAGTACAAGTTTTGCCTATTATGACAAGCGAAAGCACTATTCCGATTGAAGAAGGATTACCAGATGACTTCCAAGTTACAGCTATAAACACACCGACAGCTTTTGAAATTACTGTAGGCACTTTACCAAGCGGAGTTACTTTGAATGAAACTACTGGATTAATATCTTGGGATGGAACACCAGCTGTAGGAGACACTAATGTTACTTTAAAAATAACTAATGCTGCTGGATTTACAACAAATCCTATAATTATTTCTGTAACTTAGAAATAATTTAGTTATATTTGTAATTCACGAATGAGAAGGCAATCAATTAAATTTGATTGCCTTTTTTTAAATAATTAATTATGGAAATATTCGGAAAATACATATTTGGAAGCGATGCGGAACAATTCAAATCACTACCTATTTTGAATCAAGTCGAATGGATAAAAAAGAATACTAATCAGAAAAATGATGATTTGATTGATGAGTTTCTGAGTAACATTCCAGAGAATAATGATAAACAATGTTTAAATTGCGGAACAAATGGCAATATCAGCGCAGGAATACCAAAAGAGATTGATACCGTTATTGAATCAGTCAACACTACGACAGATAATAAACGAAATAGTGTTAAGCGACAACGAAAAGTTAAAAGCGGAAAAAATAAAGGAATTTGAGCAAGGTGTACGCCCTGATGGAACACGAATAGGAACATATCGTGATCCAGAATATAAACAAATAAAGTTAGCACAAAACCCTAAAGCAGATGGTTACGTCGATTTGCTTTATACTTGGAGAACAGCGAGAAGTTTATTTGTTCACGTTGGAAGCGAACCAAACAGTTATTTATTTGGATGGACTGATAATTATAATTTAGTTGGTAAATACGGTTTAGATATTTTAGGATTAAATCAAGAATGGTTTGATAAAAGACAAAAAGACATTTACAGATATACAATGATATTTCAAATTAAAAAACAGTATAAAATTGCCTAAGTACAACTCAATAGAAACAATCCCAGCTAAAACATTCTTTGAAATATTAGAATCAAAGAACTATCAGCTGCTTAAACCTAAACCAAGCGAAAAAGGATTAGAAGAAGTTTTTATTAGTATTTACGATGAATTTTTCCTTAAATCAGACAATCCAGAGGCAAATGAATATTTGAAAGCGACTAAGGATATTGCTTATCTCGAGTATAAAATAGCGGTTTTAAAACAGTCTTTATATTTCTATTATGCCAATAAAACAACCGAGCAAATGAGGTTAGATTTTATTGAAACTATTAAAGAAGTTTATAATATCGAAATTGACAAAACAAAACCTTTTATCGATGAAGTCCAAAGAGTATTAACTATCGAAATAGGTATTTTAGAGAACGATTTAAATCCTTTAAAAAGTCATTACGATAGTTTAATTAAAAATAGTAAATCAAAGAATTTTGATTATTACGAAAGTATAGGAGTATTAAGTAATGTTTTACAAAGTAATTCATTATTAAAAGAAAATATGACATTAGCGGTTTATGTTACCTTAGAAAAACTAGCAAATAAA